GGATGTCTCTCTTCGTCATAGTAACCCATAGCAAATACGCAATGGTGCATTGCCTTACCTTCCTCTGCAAACTCCCTTACGCTATGTAAAGGCTCTATCCTTATATCCTTATCTCCGAAAGATAGACCAGCAAAGTTTTTCATCCTCTCCTTGTATAGCTTATCTTGCTTTTCAATTTCCTTTGCTTTACGTTCCATCTCTTTCTCAACCTCTATCTTATTCTTCTTCTCCAGCAGCTTATCATGTGCTGCCTTTAAGTCGACAGGGCAAACGTACTTCTCATTATGTGTATCAATATTAAAGTATCGTAGTAGCTCTATATAATCTACATACATACTACCATCATCTACTATATAGTTGTTTCTCTCGCATATTCGTACAGCGTGCTGCCACCTCGTGCGGTCTTTCAAGTGTCCTCCAGCGTGCTGCCAAAAGCCTAATATGCCATATTGCTTATGCTTTACCAGCTCTTCTACAAATGGATCGTCCATCCTTATTAACGCCTTCATCAACGGAATAACCTCTATTTCTTTCTCTTTCAGTATATCCATCGTCCAGCCATTTCTTTTCAATAGCTTTGTAACCGAACCACGAGCATACATATAGTTACCCGTTATATCGAATATGTCTTCATAAGCTACATAACCTGTAGCACTTGCGTTATGGTTCTTGATGTTCATCTCTCCAATCTTCCAACTGAAGTGATACATACTTCTCGTATAATCTCTACCGACTATGGTTTCTTTTCCTTCTTCACTTATCCAACTCTGCCATAACTCCATAACATCATACACCGTACTGCCATTCCTATAGTTGCACCTGCTTACTTCAAATGTCCTTGCCACTTGATAGCCCTTATATGCCTGGAACAAGGTAAAGTGTCTTGACGTATTTCCTTTCGCTTCGGTTGACCTGTGATAAACTAACTTTAGTTTCTTTCCACACTCTGGGCACTCATAGCCGTTCTCGCAACCAAGGACAACCCCTAATAACGAGCTTGATAATCTCGAGCTGTGTCCGCAACACTGGCACCACACCCAGCCGTTTTTCTTGTACAAGCCTATATCCTCGAAACAATGTTCATAGGCATATTTCTTTGCAGCTTCACTGATAGGCTTTAGTTGCTTAGAGAGCTGTAGTACGTGCTTCTGTTCCTTCGTCCTTGGCTTCATAGTCTCTTTCGTTTGGTTCGTAATTATCATTGCAGTGCAATAGATTTAACCCACACTCTATCGTCGGACCTGTATCAACCGAATGTGTACAGGTTTCACACAACCCCCAGTACTTTTCTTCCATCAGTATTGCCCTCCGAATAAATCGCCCATCATCGCAGCCTCTTTCTCTTGCTTCTCTTTAGCTGCTTGTAATCTTTTCTCTTTGGCTTTCTTCTCTCGTTCTCTCTGCTCCTCCTGCCTTTTCTTTTCCTGCTCTTCCAGTTTCTTCTCGTAGTTTTGTTGAGCCTTCTCCATCGCTTTCTGCTTTTCCTCTTCACTCAATTCTACATGCGTATCTACTACTACACGAGATACGTTGTTAGCCTTGCTTCCGGGGTCTTTCAGTTCCTTCTCGTCTATGAAGTGCTTTGCCATGCCGTATATCTCTTCATCAGCCCATCCGCTTTGCTTCTTCTTACTGACCTCTGATAGGATATAATTACATACTGCTTCTGGTGTCTTCTCTGGTTGTTCTTGCATCTTCTTTGCGAACTCCAGATCCGTATCGGCTTCCTTCTTCAAGTACTCCTCGATACGCTTAATAAATAAATCCGTTGCTTTCATATTCCTTATTGCTTTGTTACGTATTTCAATATACCCTCGTCTTTCCGTTTCTCTTAGCGTCTCCCAGTCCGTACCTTCTACAAGTACCTGCCATTCGCCATTAACCGTCATACACTTAGGAAACTTAAAACGTTCTTGTATCTTCCTTATAGTTGCTATGTCTCTTATCTTATAATAGACTACGATAAAGTACATCATCACTATCCGGCTACTTTGTGGTTATTTTTTCTTTTTTTTATCTCGGTGTATTCTTCATAGCTTACCGCATTCTTTCTGTCCTCTTCTATCTTCCTCTCTCGCTCTCTTTGCTCTATCTTTTCTATGATTTGATTCCTCTCGTCAAAGAAGGTACGCAAAGCTCGCATAATTCTTACAGCATCTATGCACCCATACATCTCTCCGTAGTCTCCGTATTTCAATCGCTGAAAGAATAACATCAACTCGGATAGCTTCAAGAAGTAATACCGACTTAGTATCATCTTAGACATCTCTCGAACCACTCCAAACGTTGCTTTGTTTTCTTCCTTAACTCCGACAAAGTTCTGGTAGTCGTTCAATTCAATAATTAACCAGTCAATAGATACCTGCTCGCCATAATCTCTACTTACTTCTGCAAGCGTTGGGGCTTTACCGTTAACACACCTTTCTGGATAAGAATAACATCTCGACTGAAAAGAAGGGTTATACTTCTCCAGTAGCCCTCGTGCCTCCTCTTTACTCTTACTTATAGTGAGACATGACTTCGTCGATGACCTCTTTATTTCGTGCCTCTCTCTTTGCAGTATTTGTGTCACTGTTTTTACCATATTCTTTGCCTTTTCCGTTCGTTAGCCATCTATTAACCATGCTATCGATACGCTTTATTTTTTGCCCTCCAGTGGTTACCCAGCCCTGGGCGTCATAGTAATAATAAAAGTTCTTTGCCTCCTCTTCACTCATACCCTTATCGGTACATATCTTTAGCACCTCTTCCAGCGTCGGTGTCGTAGGCTCTATTTTCTTAATCGGTTTTGATTTTTTTCTTTTCTCCTCCTTGAATAGTAGGTTAGCCTCAACCTGCTTCTGCACTTTCTTAATTTTCGGTTTAGGCTTTTCCTTTACAGGCTTTTCAGCCTCCTTCTTCGTCGGGTGCATAGCTTCGTAAAGTTCCATGTCTATTATATAAGATGGCTGCCTCCGTCCATTCCCAGCCTCATAGGCTATAATATTGTTCTCGATAAGCCGTTTGCGTGCCGCTCTTAGCGTCCTAACCTCTATTCCTAATAAAGTACACAACATTTCATTTTGAACCTCGCAGCGGGTCGGGACCCCCGCTATCTTAAAGTATCTCAATATACCGAACCAAAGAGCTATCTGGTAGCTATCCAGCCTCAACGCCTGAACACGCCCCCAGAACCATTCTATACGCTCCTCGTAACTCATGCCTCGATATATTCCTTGATAGCCTTTTGGAACTCCTCCAACGAATGGCACACCACGTATTTATTTTTCATACGCTTTGCCAGCTTCTCATATTCTCTCTGGCTCTGTGACTGCTTACCTACGGGTGTCTTCATCTCAATACATAGCGAAGCATAACCACCCATAGGAACTTGAAGTATAAGATCGGCTACACCAGACCTTACGCCCTCGTCTTTCATTATCTTTGCAGTCCATGCGTTTCTTGCTCCTCCATTAGGAACAGCAAAAAACAATGGTTCGATACTCGGATAAGTCTTCCTGAACCACTCTACACACTGCTTTTGTATCTGACTTTCTGTTAATGGTTTCATAAAACACTACATATTAAACACATTAACACACCTACGATAAAGCCTAACATTACCGCACAGCCTAAACCTACTATAATCGTAGTACCCTGTATATCTTCTTCTTTATTTTGCATATTAATATTCTCCTTTGAACATATCGAAGGCTGCATCTAACAACATCTGTTGTGTGTTAACCTTCTTTTCTTCTACATTATCAATCGTACCAGTTACTCCGTTGGCTATATCCTTCTTTGTCTGTATAAGTTGATACATATACTCGTCTATCGTCTCCTTTCCCAGTAAGTAAGTACAGGTAACAGCATTCTTTTGCCCATTTCTGTGCGCTCTGTCCTCCGCTTGGCAACAATCAGAATAAGTCCAAGGGAACTCGATAAACAACACGTTAGAGGCTGCTGTAAGCGTTAAACCAGTACCACCACTTCGATAGTTTAGTATAATCAGTTTCGTATCTGGGTCTTGTTGGAAAGCATCAACACTTCGTTGCTTTGCCCTGTCATCATCATCACCCGTAACCGTAACTGCCTTTGGAAACTCTTTTTTTAACTCCTGTACAACCTGCTTTAGAAAGCAGAATACTATCAGTTTTTCGCCTCCATCTATAGTGTTATGGATGATGTCAATAGCTGCCTTAATCTTTCCCTTTGATGATATCTGTTTTAATATACCCATCTTTACCATTACAGCCCCTCGAATAGCTCTCTGTATCTTATCATCATCAGCCTTCTTGAACTCTCTTAGATACTGGATAACATCTCGTTTTGCCTCGTTGTACTCCTTCCTATTCTCAATATCAACTACCAGATACGAACGTGTCTTATCGGGTAGCCATTTCAAAACGTCTTTCTTTTGCCTTCTGAAAAAACAAAACTTATTCAAATAGTAGTTAAGTTCCTTTAGGTGACTTGATTGGTTCTCGCCTGCGCAATATCTTTCTTTGAACTTCGTATATCCTCCGAAGTCCTCCAACCGCTCCATAATATTAAGCTGCTGGATAAGGTCGGTATTGTTGTTCACTACGGGTGTTCCTGTCAACTCCAGCACAAACTCTTTGCCTTTAGCAATACCCTGCACAAATTTACTTTGCTGTGTCTTGCTTGATTTGCATTTATGGCTTTCGTCAATGATGACAGACTTAAATAGATTTATTCTTTCGTCAAATTCTACACTCTTCAGCGTAAATCGTTGCTGGCTCTTCACTCTCTTTACAAAGTACTTCTTTAAGCTCTCATAGTTCGTAATGAATACCTTTGCTAAAGGTTCGCCTGCGTTATTGCGTGACTGCCAAAATAGCTGCCATGTATTTCTATTAGCGTCGCTTAGTATTACAGCTTGCACGCCTCCAAACTTCTTAAACTCTCGCTGCCAGTTTACTTTTAGTGACGCTGGACATATTACCAGTGCTGGCCATGCTCCGCTCGCTGTCATCGTACCAATAGCCTGTGCCGTCTTTCCAAGTCCTGGTTCGTCTCCCATTATGCACCTTTTCTTCTCCAGTGCGTATGCTATACCTTCCTTCTGGTATTCGTATGGCTCAAGCGTCATATTATGTTCTACTTCCAGCTTCGGCATCTCTGGTATCTCATAGCTCTCTACTGGCTCCTCATCTTTCAACCACTGAACACTATTGCATAGACGGCGTTGTACAGCCCAGTCTGCCATTAGCCTTAGATAATTCTCATCAGTANTTAAGGTAAACGTCATTATATTTAGACGCATCATAATTCGTTAAGCTACTTCTGTTTTCTTTTTCCTTCCTTTCTTCTTTTCACCACCTTTCGATGTGCTAATCTCTACAGATACCTGTGGTACTTCTCCAGCCTCAACACCTGCAAACGGATCGCCTGCTTCATCGAAATTTAATTCGCCTTGTTTCAATCCCCATTTACGCTCATTAACGTACTGCTCGGCTTCATACCTCACATTGTCGATAGCTAAAGATAACTCCGACAGATACATATATCTATCATCGTCTACCGTGGATATTTTCGGTGCATTGAGGTCCATCATATCTCCTCGGTCCAGTACACGAGTACCAGTTACAATGACCTCGTCGCCACTGAACGTTACAGAACTAACAGACATTCGAGTAAAGATACTCTTTTCCTCCCAGCTTCTTTGCTCCTCCAGTTCCTCCAGCGTATTGTTATACGCCTCTCTCTGCTCTGTAAGCATAGCCAGATGGGGAACAAGGTTTTTAATCGCCTCCTTGAAATCACGATGTACAATGTTAGCACCTACCATCGTAATGGTATCTTCATCACGATTAGAATACACCACAATAAGCGTATTCTTCTTTGTTAATTGAATTTTCTTAAAGTCCATTTCACTTGTTTTAATTTAGACATTATATTGCTGATAAAAAGCCTCAAAGTACCTATCATCTGGTATAGGTAGCATTATACCAAGTTCACTTGCTGCATCCGCCTGTATCTTGTTCATAAACTCTGTCATCTGTGTAGTATTAAGCATAGATGATGTCTCGTACACCTTCTCTACCTTTTCTCCAACTCGGATGACTTTACACAAGAACTTCTTGCAGTAATACATGTAGATGTCATTCTTCTCCGTTCCAGTACTATTCTCTATACACTTAAACCACATCCACATTAAATCGTTTTGATTTATCGTTCTTTTCTCACTAACACGCTTCAATATCAGTGAGTAGCTACCATTCTTTAACGTTGAAAAAAGAAAGTCGAGATCCGTATCTAACGAAACCCGACCATCTTTCTTCTCAACTTTTACAACTTTCATTAAAATGGTAAATCATCTTCGGGGGCGGGTGGGAACGGTGCACCCGTATTTGGTTGTGTATAGCCTCCCTGTTGGTTGTTAGCTGGTTTCTGCTGTACAGGCTGCTGTGGAACTGTAGCCTGTTGAGGTTGCGTATAACCTCCATAAGGCTGCACAACCCCTTGCCATTGCGGGTCTACATTCTGTGCTGGGGCTGCTCCTACATTCTGCTGTTGCCCCTGTGGTATAGTCATTAATACCATACTATCTGCGACAATATCCGTCGTATACACATCAACCCCTTGCTGGTTCTTATACGTTTTGTAGGTAATCATTCCATCTACGGCTATCTTCATTCCCTTCTTTACGTAATTACCCGCAAAGTCTGCAAGGTTATTCCACGCTACAATACGGTGCCATTGTGTTACCTCTGGTAGATCCGTACCATCTTTCTTTTTGTAACCACCAGTAGACGTTGCAAGTGAAATCTGTGCATAATGTACACCTTGTTGCGTCTGCCGTAGTTCGGCATCCTTTCCAACTACGCCTATAAGGCTAACTGAATTCTTACTCCGTGCCATATCATAATACGTTAATCGTTATACTTCCTTTGACTTTTGACACTTTCAAGCACTCTTTGTATACATCCGGGTACATCTTCTTTATCTTTGCCGTATCTATACTCTCACGTGTGCTATCCAGCTTACGAACTATCTGTATTCGTTCGCTTTGCCACTTCTTTACGTTGTGCTCTTCCATGAGATTGTATAAGCCTTCTTTCAGCTCTTTCTTTCTCTCTTCCATCTGCTTTAGCTGGGTTTCGATTTTAATTATCTCGTCCTCGGCATCCTTCAGCGTAGCTGGTAAAGCCTCCTCGATAGGCTCTAATTCTGTAGAAGTCTCTTTAGATCCGAAATACTTCTCTCTGTATGGTGTTGAATCTTCCTTTGCGAGGTATGCCTTAACTATCTTCTTACAATCAGTTGCACTGATACGGTTAAGTTCCATCAGTTCCGCCTTTCCGTATTGTTCTTTTGGCAGCCACACGACAAACAATCGTCCAGCCTTCTTGCCTTTGTTACACTTCTCAAACAGATAAGCGTAAATAGACAACTGCAACGATACATTGTTTTTGTGTATCTTGCTCGTAGTCTTGATGTCAGCTAACGGATAGCAGCCTTTCTCGTCCTCATCGAAGACAATATCAATACTCGAAGCTATATTCTTTCCATCATCTACGAGATACTCGTTTTCAGCCGTTGTAAGCCCATTTTCTTTCTTTAGCCTTACATACTCCTTAACCTCTGGCAAATCGTCTCCAAAACCGCAATTATCGTATTGCTCGCACTTCTTGTGAATAAGCGAACCATGCTCGGCTGCTTTCTCCAATACAGACTGCGGAATGTCCTTATAGGTATCTGGGAACATCCACTTGACAATTGCCGTAACACCACTCAATCGTACACCATCCAAAGTGTACGTATGTGCACCTTCATCAAAGATGACAGGGCTTTTCTTTAATTCTATCTTTTTTTTCATCGTACTTCACTCTGATAATTCGTTAATAACATCACCTAAGTCATTAATATATCTGTTCCCGTATTCATCATCTGCAGGGAAAAGATATGAAAAATCTATATAGTTATTGTTGCATCCATATCCATCTCCAGATGGTGAAAAAGCCAAGCATTCTTTAACCTTGTCATATTCCTCTTTCTCGATTAAAGATGTTACTTCTTTAAGGCGTTTAACAACTTCTATCTTTAGTTTCTCCTTGTACTTGCTTGAAACTAATTTATTTGCTTCTTCATCATTAAA